AAAAGCCTGAGGCTGAAGATAAAGCAACTGATGAAAAGGCTAAGAAGCAGACCGACAATTCCGACGAAGAAGATGCAAAAAAGTAAATTAATACAAAATATCGTATAATAAAATATAGGCATCAGAAGGAGGTGCTCTCAAGTAGATGATTTCTAATGAAAATCCAATAGATCTTGATGTCTTAAATAGCTTGAATGAAGAAGAGCGCCAACTAGCACTTGAAATATTAAAACAAATATCACAAGAAGGTCAATCTGAGCTATTAGAGCAGCTCCAGTTTGGTGACTTTGAGGAAGTCCCTGTTGATATAGATACCTTTCTTGATGATGATAGATATTTAGGTAAAGGCCTATGGGAAGTAGATCAAATGTCCGGTTCTAGACGTTGCACTATCTTCCCATACTGGCGTGAAACTTTAAAAAAACTTTTCCCAGATAACCTTACTACCGCTTATAATACCTTAATTTTAACGGGTGCTATTGGTATTGGTAAATCTTTTGCAGCAGTTATTGCACAGCTTTACCTTTTATATAGAATGCTTTGTTTAAAAGACCCTTATGCGTACTTTGGGATGCAGCCTATTGATAAAATTACGTTCTCAATGCTTAATATCACATTGGATGCAGCACAAGGCGTTGCTTGGGACAAGGCACAACAGCTTATTCAGAGCTCTTCCTGGTTTATGGATCATGGCGCCGTAAATGCGAGTAGGTCTAATCCTGTTTGGCAGCCTGGAAAACACATAGAGCTTATTTTTGGTTCACAAAATAGACACGTCGTTGGTCGTGCTTTGTTCTGCAATCTAACAGATGAAGTTAACTTCGGTATTGGAAACGATGTAGAAAAGAAAAAAGCTAAACAAAAGAAACTTATCGCACAGATCGATGCACGTATGCGTTCTCGTTTTTTACGCGGTACCTATCTACCAACACTTAATATTATTATTTCGTCCAAAGATACCGAGCAAGCGTTCCTCGATTCGTACATAAATATTAAACGACAAAACGAAAGTAAAACTACTTTAATTATTGATGAGGCTCAATGGGTAGTTGACCCTAGAAAAGGATCACCTGAAGACGTTGGCGCTTTTTATGTAGCTGTAGGTAATAAGTTCTTAGCACATGAACTACTCCCTGCAAACTTACCTGAAGATCAGGTAGATAAATACAGAGAAAAAGGTTATTCTCTAATTAAAATTCCACCTGGATATAGAGAAGATTTTGAGACTAACCTTGACCAAGCACTTATGGACATTGCAGGTATTTCCACCTCCAGCAACACTAAATATATTTCTGGTGTCCGACTTAACCAAGCCAAAGTGGATACTTATAGAAATCCATTCATGAAAGATATTATTGAAGTTGGTAATAGCCCAGATGATAAATTGCAATATGCTAACTTCTTCGATTTAAGTGTGGTAAATCCAATGGATTTAACAAGACCACTATTTATCCATCTTGATATGTCTATTTCTGGAGACAAAACTGGTATTTCTGGTGTTTGGATTACAGGCAAACGTCCTACACAAGTTGGTGAAAATGCAGACGCTTCAAGAGAGTTGCAGTATAAACTTGCCTTCTCTGTATCAGTTAAAGCGCCGAAGGGCTACCAAGTAAGTTTTGAAAAGAATAGAAACTTTATTAGATGGCTGCGTGATAGAGGCTTTGCAATAAAAGGAGTATCAAGCGATACATTCCAATCTGCCCAGATTCAGCAAGATCTTAAGAGTGATGGTTTTAGAACAGAGCTAATTTCTGTAGACCGTGTTGATCAGACAAGCAGAACATGTTTACCTTATCACTATCTAAAAACAGCTATTTATGAAAGAAGAGTAGAGATTTATAAAAAATGTGATCTGCTCACAGACGAGCTTGTTGGTCTTGAAAGACTGTCTAATGGTAAGATTGATCATACTGCTGATGGTATTAACTCAAAAGACCAAGCCGACGCTTTTTGTGGAGCGCTTTACTTAGCAAGTAAATTTGCAGAAGAGTTTGCTTATAGCTACGGTGAAAACCTTGAAGCAGGGCTTGACGTAAGCTTATTACAATCCGAAACTGCACTTAAGTCACAAATGATCGCTGCTTTCGAAAATGAGCTTTCAAGATTATATTTTGAAACTCAACAAGAAATTTGGGCAGCAGATAATTTACGTTCACAGCAAGAACGTGAGGAATATGAATATTATCGTGATATCTCTGACGGTATCATAGTTTTATAAAGGAGATTATATAATGGCAAATGAAGAGACCAAGGAAGTCGATATTTTAAAGACTCCTACAAACAGTCCCCTGATAGGTCATCAGGCAAAACCAACAGTGTTGGATTCCACGACTAAACTAGATATTGATACCGCTAAATCTTTAGTCGACAATATTATTGAAGCTGGCCTAAGTCATACACTAGATGTATCAGCTATTGAAAGCTTTACTTCCATATCTAATGCTAGAGACCAAATATATCAGCTTATAGATACAATGTGTCAAGATTCAGCTGTAAGTTCTATTGTAAGAACTTATGCAGAAGATGTATGTGAGGCTGCAGATAATGGTCACATCGTATGGTGTGAATCAAATAATCCAGATATTGCAAGATTTGTAAACTACCTTCTTAACATTATGAATGTAGATAAAAAAATCTTTGGCTGGGTATACAGCCTAATTAAATACGGAGATGTATATCTACGTCTATATAGAGATTCAGATTATAAAGATCCAATCTTTAAAGCTAAAACTAAAACTAAACTTAATGAAAGTAAAGAATTAGATGAGGCAGTAAGACTTAATGTTAGACCTGCAGGCGACCGTTATAGCTATTATGTTGAGATGGTTGCAGATCCAGGTACAATGTTTGAGCTTACAAAATTTGGTCAGACCCAAGGCTACATTGAAGTCCCTAATCAAGAAAATGCTATTGACTCGGCTGCTTATCTAGGTGCCACTACTGGTTTAATGGGTGGTAGTGGAAATGGTCAAGGCCTTAATGCCTTTAATTTTAAATATGGAACTAGTGACGTAAATATTTGGCAAGCTGATGATTTTGTACATGCCTGCTTAGAAGACGGTATTTCTAGGTTCCCAGAAACTGTTGACTTGTTCTACGAAGAACAGAATAAAGAACTTGATAATAAAGGCGGAGAAACTTTTACATACTCTGTAAAGCGTGGTAAATCATTACTTTATGATGCTTATAAAATCTGGAGAGAAAAGGCTTTACTCGAATCTGCTGTACTTTTAAGCCGTATTACAAAATCTGGTATAGTACGTAAAGTTGGCGTAGAAGTCGGTGACATGGGTAAAGAACAAGTTGCGGCTACTCTTCGTAAGGTAAAAGAAATGTTTGAGCAAAAGGCCGCCTACAATACAGATAGGTCTTTTGCCGAGTATAATAATCCAGGTTCTGTTGAAAACTTTATATACTATGCTACTAGAGATGGTAAGGGAGCTATCACTGTAGAATCTGTTGGTGGTGACTTTGACCCTAAGCAGCTTACAGACCTTGATTGGTGGAATAATAAATTCTATTCTTCATTTGGAATTCCTAAGCAGTACTTTGGTTGGACAGATGATGGGGCAGGATTTAATGGTGGAACTGCTTTAACAGTATTATCCAGTGTTTATGCAAAAGGTGTAAAGAGAATTCAAAACATTACTCTTCAAATGTTAACTGATGCAATAAATCTTTTCCTGCTAGATAGAGGTTGCAAAGCATATCTTAACAATTTTGTACTAAAAATGAGAGCACCAGTTACTCAGGAAGAAGTTAGCTATAGAGAAAACTTTACCAATAGAGTGTCTGCTATTAGCAATGTTAACGGCTTGTTCACAGATATTGAAAATAAGGCTAGACGTCTTACAATTCTTAAATCTTTGCTTGCAACTCTAGAGCTTGGCGGTGACATTTCGGAAGTTATTCAAAAAGAAATTGAAGCCGCAGAAGAAGAAGCTGCTAAGGCAGCTGAGGAAGCTGAAGCCGGCGGAGATGAGGATATGGCAGCCGAACTAGCAGCTGCTGAAGGAGACGAAGCTGCTGATGATTTAGCAGCTATGCCAGATGATGCTATCGCAGCTGAAGGATTCACATCTAACGGTGGTGGAACTCTGCTAGCAGAGGATATATTATTTGAAGAGGATAATGATCTACCCACTCCGGAAGAAGCAGACTCGGATAGAGATTTCACTGAGAATCACTAATTAAAGCTAAAAAGTAAAGGAAAAATATATGATTTATAAGAATGATTGTCTCTCTATTCTCGTTAAGCTTGAGGATAGCGGAGTTCTTGAAGCAAGACATTATATCAGAAAACTTATGGTTACACGTGAGCCATCAATTGAGGTATTAAAATTTATTGCTCAGCAGCGCGGCTTCGAAGTAGGTCGTTTTTATGAGATGCTACGTAAAAGTCACAACCAACGTAAATCCCCACTATATATTAATATATTAAAAGAGATTGACGACCCTAATGAAATTGTTACTACTCTTTCTTGTCTACTAACACAGGTATTACTGTATGGTAAAAAGCTAAGTAATCCAACTACCTTCTACAGAGAGGTAAGAGCAGAAGAAATATCTAGAGTACTTAACACTTTCTTTGCTACTGGTAATCTCGATACATGCCTAGCAATGTTAAAAGTTATTAAAGCAGATCTACTAGTAATGGAACACATTATGGGACGTAGAGATTTACAAATTTAAAGTCTATGCAAATGCACTAGAGAGCTTCAAACTCTCTAGTGCATTTCTTTTATATATACTAAAATAAATTAGCTAAATTAATTGATTCGGCTAGGAGTACAAAGCCGAGAACTTAGATTAATAAGGAGACTTAATAATGAGACTAATTTACGAAAAAGACGGTAAGTTCTTTAAGAGCGAGTCTGGTATTCCTGAGAAGGACGGCGTAGAAGTGGGCCTTACCCGTGAGCAAGTTGAGGGCTATGCACTTGTCTATGAAGCAGATGGTGAGATCAGAGCTTCTGAGACTGGTATTCCTGCAGAGGATGACATTGTTCTTTATCCTGTAGCTACTGAAGAAACCACTGAGGTCACTGAGACTACTGAGACCCCCGTAGCTCCTACTGAAAATACTGAGGAACCTGCTGAAGAGCTAGCCGCTGAAGAGGAAGTAACTGTTGAGGACGATGCTGAATAATTTGCTTTTTGAGTAAAAATTATTCGCTAAATTATTTGATAAACAAAATATCACGTAAGACTAATGGGAGACATACAGATGGATTCTAAAAATACAAAAGTTTTAGAAGCTCTACAGATGCAGCCCCTGTCTGAAGAAGAAAAAGCGCGTCGACATATTCTCGGCCGACTCTGGGGACCTATTGCGACTTCAAAAGAAAAAACTCGTAACGGTAGAGGCTATAATGCTCAGCTTTGGGACAAAGCTCTTAAGGATGAGATTTTCCGTGAGAAAGTAGCTAATAAGAGTTTATTCCTTGAGCTCGGACACCCAGTAGACCGTGAAGAAACCGATATGAGTGTAGTATGTGCATGTATTCCTGAGTTACCTAAGGTAATCGACGGAGATCTTTATGCCTACGTTGACATACTTGATACCAAGCAAGGTCAACTGCTCAAAACCCTCTGCGATTATGGCTTTGTGCCTGGTATTAGTTCTAGAGGTTCCGGTGATATCATGGCTAATGATGAGGTAGACCCTGAAACCTTTTTCCTTGAGACTTGGGATATTGTACAGCTTCCTGCTGTTAAGAAAGCTAGATTGACTATGTGTGAATCATTAAAAAATCATAAAACCCTTTCTAAGGCACTTCGTGAGTCTCTTGATTCCATGACTGAGGCAGATAGAGCTGAAGCAGAGGCAACTCTTGAAAGACTTGATGTTACTATGGAGGAAGATGATCCATACCCAGATATTCCTTGGGCTCCTGGTGAAGCACCGCTTGTAGAAACTACTGAAGAAATCACACCTGTGCTAGACACTCATGACAATGAAGGTGCTGATGTTAAAGAACCTATACAGGAAGATGCAGAAGAATCTTCTGAAGAGGTAGATGTTGCAAAAGTTGAAGCGGAAGAAGCAGCAAATGAGCTCGAAGGTGAAGATGCTGAAGAGGCAGACACCCCTGAAACTGATGATGAAAACAAAGAGCTTGATGCCGTAGCTCTTGGTGACTTACTCGACGTTATGGGAGAGTATGATAAAGAACTTGAACTTTCATTCGATCCTATTGAATTAGACGGCAATACAGTTAAGATTACTGAATTAGTATTCGATGATGAAGCTGAAGAAGGTAAGCTTAAAGTTAGTTTTAATTATAACTTGGAAACAAGTGATAATACAGAAGATGTAGAAGACGAAGAATCTGACGCAGACGAAGAAGAGCCAGCAACCGAAGATGAACAGCCTAAAGAAGAAGACGATTCTGAGGAAGCCACCGATGATGGAGATGAGGAAGTTGTCGAAAGCTTGAAGGAAATTGTTCGACAGAAGGATGCACTTGAAGAAGAAGTCTTAGCTCTCAAGCAGGAAAAGACAGTTAGCGATGCTGAGGTTAAGAAACTGGAAGAAGAGCTTTCCAAATACAAGACTGGCTTCATAAGAGTGAGCGAACTTGCTTCTAAGTCTAATAAGTTGCAAAAGAAAGTTAAATCTCTTAATGAGCAGCTTAGTGCAAAAGATGCTACTATTCAAGATCTTCAGGCGAAAGCCAAATCTAGATTAGTCGAAAGTACAGAAGCTTCTAATCGTAAGCTAACTGAACTTCAAGAAAAACTAATTACATCGCAAAATGAGGCGGAAGCTACTGAGCAAGCGCTTAGAGAGCAGGTAGATACAGCACGTGAAAATGCACGTAAAGCTACAACTGCGGCTAAGGCATATAAGCAAAAGTATGTTGCCGTAGTAGAACACTACATTGCCTCAAAAGCAACAATGCTCGGAGTTAGCACGCATGATATAACCAGTAAACTCAATGAGGGTTATACCCTTGAGGATGTTGATCGTGTCTGCGAAAAACTCCTCGACGCCGGAAGACCGGCATTCAATCTTGGCATGGGAGCACAGAGAACACCCCAAGTTAAGCTAAAAGAGTCTGTAAAGAAAACTCAGTACTCCGGTGGCTATGACATTGATGATGATCTTCTTGAGCTTGCCGGCCTAAAATAATTCATTAATTAAATTTTATAGGAGAAATTACAATGAGACAGAATTTACTTGAAACTTATTCTCGTCAGCTCAAAGTTGCTGAAGCTTATGTAGCTAAGAACTTTGATGGTAAGACTGTTTCCGCTAATACTCAGCTTACCACTGCTGTTCTTTTGGACAACACTAACCGTTTCCTTACCGAGTCTATGAGCCTTGACAACTCTATCGTTGCTACTCAGAGATCCGACCTTGGCGCTTGGAAGAAGTTCTGCTTGAACCTCACCAATATCGCTGTTCCTTCCCTTATCGCTAACGACCTCGTTATCGTTCATCCTATGACCAGCTACTCTGGTTCCGTTGCATACCTTGAGTATGTTGCTAAGGACACCAAGGGCGGCGTAAATGAGGGTGACGTTCTTAACAGCGTATTCGGTTTCGGTGCTAACGACGAAGCTCGTATCAACTACACCAGCCAGATCGTTGTTGAAAATGGTACTACTGCTACTATGGACGTTGTTGAGGGTGGCCTCACATACATCGCTGAAGATGGTGTTGATGTTAAGACTGCTACATACAAGTCTGTTATGGAAGATGGTTCCTTCGTATACGGTGACACCGTTGCTGAGGATGCTGTAAAAATTGCTTACGTTGCTAAGCGGTGGCAGATGAGCACTATCCCTGCTGATAGAATTCCTACTATCGGTCCTCGTATGAAGAGAATTCCTCTTGTTGCTGAGCCTCGCAGAATCGCTGTTCGTTACGACCAGATCACTGCTTTCCAGGCTAAGACTGACTATGGCTTCTCTCTTGACAAGCAGATCGCTGAGCAGGCTTGTGGTGAGCTCGCATTTGAAATTGACACTGAGATCGTTGACATGCTTTACAAGGCTGCATTCGATCATGAAGAGTGCCTTGAGTGGTCTAAGACCCTCCCTGTAGGTGTATCTAAGTTCGAGCACTACAACGGCTTCCTTGAGGTTGTTGAAGAGGCTAAGATGATCATCTACAACAGAACTCGTAAGTTCCACCCCAACTATATGGTAATCGCAGCTGATGTTCTTCCTGTTCTTAAGTTCGTTAACGGCTTCAATGCAGTTAAGAATGCTAAGATGAATGGTCCTTACAAGGTTGGCGAGATCGATGGCATGGACGTTTACGTATCTCCTCTCATTAAGTCCGGCGAATTCTTCCTCGGTCTTAACGGTTCTGATATGATGTCTTCTGCTGGTGTATACGCTCCTTACATGGCTATTGTTCCTACCGCTCTTCTCAGCACTCCTGATGGCGGCATGGCACAGGGCTTCAGCACCTGGTATGCTAAGGCTCTTCTCAACAAGAACCTCCTTGTTGCTGGTAGAATTACTAAGTAAGATAAACCGACCAATATATAATAAGAAAGAAGAGACCTTCGGGTCTCTTCTTTCTTATTCATGCAGTTTTATTTGCTAAATTAATTGATAAGTTTGCCGGCAAGGAGGTAATCAGTAAATAATATGCAACTAGTAGATGTTATTGAAGAGATTAAACTCGAGTTAACTGGCGGCGTGCTTGAGCTTGAATTAGAGGATGCTCAGCTTGAAATGGTAGTTAAGAAAGCTATGCGTGAAATGCAAAGATATTGGGACGAATCTTCTTTTGTTACAATCCCTTATGAATCCTGCATAGATCTTAAATACTATCAGCTGGATTCAAGTGCTATTGTTAAAGTTTATAGATTCACAGGTATGGGCGAAGGCGGTAATGAAATCAATGCAATGTCTGACCCTTTATATACCCAGCAGTTTATGATTTTTAGCAACGCAGGCACTATGTTTAATTTACAAGACTATGTAATGAATTATGCTGCTTGGACTACTCTTGGACAAGTTAGAAATACTATTTCTACTGACCTAACCTTTAGAGAAGACAAGCATAATAACAAATTATATATCAGCTGTGCCTCAGCTCCTAGCCACATCACTATTGAATTTATTCCTAAACTAAGTTCTGTCGAGGAGATTCAAAGTGATTATTGGCAAGATATTCTAATCAGACTTAGCACTGCACTAACTAAAGTTACACTCGGTCGTATTAGAACGCGTTTCAGCCAGTCTAATGCTCTTTGGACGCAAGACGGTGAGAAACTATTGGAGGAAGGTAATACCGACCTCAAGGAGCTAAGAGAGCTTCTAAGAGCTAATAATAATCTAATCTTTCCAATGGATTGATTAGACTATATATATGTAATTTATTAAGGAGAGTAAATAGATAATATGGAAAGAGAAACTGTAACAAAGTTTGACCTTGAAGCTGCTTTCAAGGCTCTAGACGAAATTGCACTTCCTGATGTTTCTGGTTGTGGTCGCTTTACTCCTAACAGAATTAATCTTCATGAAAGACTTAGTGCAAAACATGCACATGAAGTTCTTGTAGAAGATTATTTTGATGTTAGTATTGAAGAGGATCTTGGTGAAGCACAAGAGCAACGTGAGGCTGAGGTAGCAAAAGCTAAACTTGCAAGAATCGAAAAAATTGTAGATCTTGATGCGGAGACTGAAGATGACATCCTACCTTCTTATGTAGGTAAGGTAATTATGCAGTGTCCTCAATGTATGACTCTATTCTATAAGAATGAGGAAGATATTGAAAAATCTGAGGAAACGCCAGATGTAGTAAATATTAATGAAATTTGCCAACATTGTGGTAATTCCAGCGGATATACGCTAATTGGTAAAGTTGGCGGCGTTGATGAAGCTGAGATGAGTAACTTCGAGGGTGGAGATGAACTTGCTGCAGAAGAAGGCAGTGAGGATGAACTTAACCTTGACTTCCCAGAAGAAGGTACAGAGGAAGTTGATGCCGAAGGCACCGGTGAAGCTGGCGCTGCAATGGAAGATGATGAACTTGACCTTGATCTAGATCTTGAAGGTGAAGAGGAACCTGAAGAGGAACCAGAAGAAGCAAATGAATCTCTACACAATTCAGAGCTCCTAGATAAAATTGAAGATAAGAATGAACTTAAGACCGATATTGAGTCTGAACACCTAACTCTTAACGAGGAAGTTCAAGATATGCCAGAGGAGCATGTAGAAGAATCTATGCATAACTCAGAAACTCTCAAAGATGCTGAGAAGAAGAGTGATCTAAAAACAGAAGTTGAGTCTGATCATTTAACTCTTCATGAAGCAGCAGAGGATCTTAGAATTTTCATTGATCAGTCTGGGTCTCTGAGTGGGCGCAAAGATGAAATACTAGCTCAGGTTGCATCAGAATATCCTAATTCTGAATCTCATGTAGAATTTTTTGAAGATGCTACCTTTGCAGGGCCTTTAGCTGCGGCAGAAGCAGGTCAGAATGTAGTAGTATATACAAATGAGGACTGTGAAGCAAATTGTCCTCAGCTTTGCAAACTTGCTACTGTTAAAAATGTCAATGCAGCATTGGCGGATGAAGCAACTACAACTGATAATGTAGCTGCTCCGGCGGCAGAAGAGGAAACTTTTGCAGAAGATTTAGTTGAGGATCTACCTTCTGAAGAGGCTTTAACTGAAGACGCAGAACTAGACGAGCTACTTGATGAGCTCTGGGATGGACCACAGCCTACAGAAGCAGAAGTAGAAGCTGACCTCGCTGCAATGGCAC